AGATGGTAATTTCTATGCTTACATTGAAAGAAACTCTGGTGGCTTACCTACACAAATTATCCCTATCCAATGCAATGATGTAGATGTATATGTATCACCTGATGGTAGAGAAGTTTATTATGAGATAGATCAAAATGAGATTATACCTTATCCTGTGACAGGTAAAGTAAACTCAATTAATATGCTACACATCAAGGGTATATCTACTGATGGTGTTATTGGTAAATCACCAATAGAGAGTGCAGCTGAGTCTTTAGGAATATCTTTATCTATTGAAAAATATGCAGGATCTTTTTATAAAAATTCTGCTACTGTTGGTGGTATTTTATCACATCCTGGTACATTAAAACCAGAAACAGCAAAGCGATTGAGAGCTAGTTGGAATCAAACTTATAGTGGTTCTATAAATGCTGGTAAGACTGCAATACTTGAAGAAGGTATGCAATTTATTCCACGAAGTATTCCAAACAACCAAGCACAGTTTCTTGAAACTAGACAATATCAAGTAAGTGATATAGCTAGAATATTCAGAGTGCCAAATCATATGATTAATGATTTGAGTAAAATTAGTTATAGTTCAATAGAAGCACAACAAATAGATTTCGTTGTTCACACTATAACCCCCTGGATTAAGAGAATCGAAACTGCACTAAATCAAAAATTAGTACCTGTAAAACAAAAAGGTAAACAATATTTTAAATTTAACTTGACTGCTTTGTTAAGAGGTGACTCTAAGACTAGAGCAGATTATTATAGAACATTAGTAAATATTGGTGTGCTATCTCCTGATGAGGTAAGACAATTTGAGGACTTTAATTCTATGGGTGGTGCTAGTGAAAGCGTTTATATGCAAAGCAATATGATGCCTTTAGATGATTTAGGTACTGCAACTACTAGATCAGATTTATAATATGGCTTTAAAAGACATAGATAGAACACCAACATCTGGTATGGTTGCAGAAGCCAAGAAAGGTTTAGAGTGGCGAAAAGAGTTTGGTAGAGGTGGAACAGCAGTCGGTGTAGCAAGAGCAAGAGATATAATAAATGGTGACCTTAGTTTATCATCTATAAAAAGAATGTTTTCTTTTCATTCAAGACATCAAGTAGATAAAAAAGCTGAAGGTTATAGACAAGGTGAAGAAGGCTACCCAAGTGCAGGTAGGATAGCCATCGCTTTATGGGGTGGTGATGCAGGTTTTAGTTGGTCAAAGAAAAAAGTTGCACAAATAAAAAAAGAAGAAGAAAATAGAATGAAAGTAGGTACAATGATAACTGATGGTATAGAATTACCATTGTACGATTCTAAAGAAGAAGCTGAAGCACAAGCAAAAAAGCTAGGTGGTGTTGGTTCACACGAACACACTATGGATGGCAAAACATATTATATGCCTTTTGAAAATCACGAACAAGCAAAGGAAGTGATGAGTAAAGTCAATGACAATATGCAATATAAAGACGAAGAAGACGAAGAAGATGAAGATAGAGCTTTGACAGGTGCTGTTAAAAAAGGTTTACAAAAAAAGGCAGATGACCATAATGAAAAAGTAGGTAAGAAGAATATTTCTTGGAACGCTAAAGTAACACCTGCTAAACTAGGTAAAGTATTTAATAGAGGTATTGGTGCTTATAAAACAAATCCTGGTTCAGTAAGACCTAGTGTAAAGTCACCAGAACAATGGGCATATGCTAGAGTTAATTCTTTTCTTTATGCGATGGAGAAAGGTAAGTTTCGTTCAGGTAAACACGATACTGATTTATTACCAAGTAATCACCCTGTGAAGAAAAGTATGAAGGAAGAAAAAAATTATATTATGGATAAAAAAGAAATAAGATTATATAAAGCAGACTATCAAGTCACAAAAGATGACGATAAAGAAGAAAAGCGTGTAAGTGGTTATGCTGCTTTATTTGAAACTGATAGTAGAGATTTAGGTTTTGTAGAAACCATATCTCGTGATGCTTTTAATGATAGACTTGAAGATAATGTTATCTTAACTTTTAATCACGATCCTAACTTGATGTTAGACCGAAATATTGGTGGTAGTTTAAAACTATCTACTGATGAAAGAGGTTTAAGATACGATGCTATTTTACCTAACACTACGACAGGTAATGATGTAGCTGAATTAATGAATCGTGGTTTACTTTACGAATCTTCTTTTGCTTTTACAGTAGAAGATGATTCTTGGTCGCAAGATGGCGATACTACTAGACGAACTATCAATAAGATTGGTCGTTTAGTTGATGTTTCAATAGTTGGTGTAGGTGCTTATGCCAATACAGATGTTGCACTTCGTTCTAAGCAAGAGTTTGAGGATTCTTTAGACACTAGCGAAGAAGTTGTGATTGAACCTACCGAAGGGCAACAAGATATAGTAGAGGAAGTTTCTTCAACTGAAGAAGTAGGTTCTAAAATTAATTTATTAAATAACGAATTAAAATTAAAAAGACGAATATGAAAAATTCGATTGAACTTCGTCAAGACAGAGCAGAATTAATCGGCAAGGCTGATTCTATGCTTAACTTGGCAAAAGATGAAACTCGTGATTTCACTAATGACGAGCAAGTATCATACGATGGTGTGATGCAAAACATTGACAAATTGGCTAAAGACATCCAAGTTGTTGAACGACAAGAAAAATTGAACGCTGAGATTTCTGCAAGTCCTGTAACTCACTCAGTTCAAAATGACACAATGGCTAATGAAAGACGAGATTACTCTTTATTCAAAGCTGTTAATGGTTTAATGAACAACAACTTATCTGGTCTTGAAAAAGAGATGCACGAAGAAGCTATCCAAGAAGCAAGATCAACAGGTGCAACAATCAATGGTATTGGTATTCCTTCATCTTTACAATATGAAAGTAGAGCAGGTATCGTATCAGAAGGTTCAAGTTCAATAGCTCCAACTACATTAGGTGCTTTTCAAGATGGTTTAAGAGAAGCAGCTATATATGAGCAAGTAGGTGCTACTGTACTTAATGGTCTTGCAGCGAATACAGAGATTCCTGTTGTAGGTGCAAATAGTGCAGCTTACATAGATGGAGAAAATGCAAATGCAACTGATGTTGGAAATAATTTTTCTTCTATTACACTAAGTCCAAAAAGAATTGGTGGTTTTGTTGATTTATCTAAGCAACTAATGATGCAAGTAGGTACAGGTGCAGAAGCAGCGATAGTACGAGATTTAGGTCGTAGTATTGGTGAAGCTATGAATGCAGCTATGTTTAAAATAGGTAATGTATCTGGTGCAGACCAATCTATTGGTGAATATTCAGTAGGTAATGTTTCTCCAACTGCTTATGTTGCTGGTTCTTCTACTGTTGCTGATATGTTAACGATGGAAGAAGCATTAGCAGAAGCTAAAGGTCTACAAGGTAATTTGGCTTATGTTGTGAATCCTGTTAATATGAAGGACATCAGAACAGGTGCATTAGTATCTTCTATTAGTGCAGTTCAAGATAGCAAAGCAAGTTTCAATGGTTATCCAATAGTATTTAGCACAGGATGTGAGAAACGAGCAGCTTCTCATAAAGATTCTATGGCTATATTTGGTGACTTCAGTAAATTATATGTTGGTAACTATGGAGTTTTGGACATAATGGTCGATCCTTATACACAAGGTATCAAAGGTGCTGTAAGATTAGTATTGAACAAATACGCTTCATTTGGAGTTTCAAATGGTGCTTCATTTGTTAAATGTTTACTAAAACATACTGCATAATAATTAGATTATAATTAATAAAGGTGAAAGGGGTAATTCCCTTTCCCTTTTCTTTAACTTACAATAAATGGCTGTTTCGTACTTAGATAATATATTTAATTTTGTGGATTATCAATACCTTAATCCAAGCCAAAATAGTTATGGTAATTTAGTTCAACAAGACCTTGTATCTACACAAGTAGTAACAACTTCTGAATTAAAAGAACATTTAAGAATTACTACATCAAGTGAAGATGCTTTACTTGGTACATATATATTAGCTGCGACTCAAATGGCAGAACACTATTGTAATAGACATTTTATTACTGCTAAGTACAAACTTTGGTTTAACGAATTACCAAGCGTATTTAGTTTATATTATCCTGATTGTAAGTTTAATTATCCTGTAGGTGCTGATAGTGGTAAAGATGGTTTACACTATTTAGCTTCTAGTGGATCAACATATACTTTATTTGCTAATACTAATTGGTTTGCAAATCAAAACAGTAATCCTTGTCAAGTAAAGATGTTAAACACTCCATCTGATGCTATTCAAACAAAAGATTTAGATGGCACAACTGATGGGATATATTACTTTCAATTTCACACAGGTATAGCTGATGCAAATAGTGGTATTCCAGACGCTATAAAACAAGCGATTAAATTAATTGCAGGTGACTTGTATTATTTTAGAGAAGATAGAAAAAGACAATTTCCTATGGCTTCTGAGATACTACTACAACCTTATAAATGCTATTTATAGATTATGGCTTTTATGTCTAAAATAAAAGCAGGTGACTTTAATATGCAATTTAAAGTTAAGAAGCCTACATACACTCAAAACAATTTTGGTGAAAAGACTTCTGCATATAGTACACAAGCAACAGTTTGGGCAAATAAAAATGTAACATCTCTTAGAAATATAAATGAAAAGTTTGAGGGTGATAAGTTACAAAGCTATGGTGAGTTTTACATAGTTGTTAGATATGATAGTTCTTGGGTTGGCACATTAGATGCTGATTGGATTTTAGAAGATAATGACAATGCACAAGTTTACGAAATACTAAGCTACATTGTTGATCCAAGAAAAGAGTTTATAGAGTTTAGAACTAAAATGGACACTACCACAATATCATAATATGGCAAAACCAAAAAAAGATGTAATTGTAGTAAAAGGGATTAAAGAGGTACAAGTTGCTCTTAAAAGGCTAGGTGTAGCACCAAAGAGATCTCGTACTTTGATAAATAAAGCTCTCAAACCTGCAGGTAATGCTTTAGCAAGGGTTATGCAATTTGAATATAAAAAAGAGTTTAATAATCCTCGTTATGTAAGAAAAGAAGGTAGAACTCCAACATATAAAACAATAGGTGTTGTAACTGCTAGAAAAAGCCGACAACCAGGATTGTTTGTTGGACCAATATTAAGAAGAACAACACCTATAAGAATAAAAGGAAAAGATAGTAGAAACTTACCTGCTATGCAGATATTAGGTAATGCTATACATAAACCAAGACCTAACATTTTTAATAAGGCTTATGAAAAGTCAAAAGAAGTTATATCTGCTAAAGCAGAAAAAGATATGATGAAGTTCTTGGATAAAATAATAAAACAAGCAGGTTTTACAAGCAAATTTTAAATAAATGTTTGCAATAATAGGACAAAAAATAGTAACTAGATTAAATAGCCAAAGTGCTTTTACTACTGCTAATGGTAACAATAAAGTTTTTCCTGTTAGAGTAAGTCAAGATGCACCATATCCTGCTACAACATACGAAATTAGAGATGTCGATAATTTTTTATCTAAAGACAGCTCTTTAAAATCTTGTAATGTAAGAATAGGTATTAATTGTTTTGCAACTGATTATACCACTACTTACTCACAAGCAAAAGCAGTAATAGAATCACTTGATTTGTATTCAATTACATATACTGAAGATAGTGTTTCTTATACTGCAAAATTTAATTTTGATTCTTTGAGTGATGAGTATTTCAATACACCTGAAGTATTCTACAAAGAAATAATTTTTAACTGTTTAATATATAAAAACTAAAAAAAAAGTAAAAAATGGCAATAGAAAATGCAACTAATGTTGTTATTAGAGTAGCTGACGATAGTTCAAGCACAAATGTACAAACTTTGGCTTTTTCAACTTCTGCATCTTTAAGTATGACAACAGACCTTCGAGATTCCACAACGAAATCTTCTGGAGGTTTTCAAGAAAATTTAGCTGGTTTAAAATCTTATGAACTAAGTGGTGATGGTTTTATCGACTTAAGTGCTAATACAATTACAGCTACCGACCCTTATACAGGCTCAAGTGGAACTTTAAAAGCTACACAAAAATTATGGGATCTGTGGGCAGGTGGAACTAAGGTAGATGTTGAGTTTGGTACAGGTACAGGTTCAGATAAATCATATTTAGGGGAAGCGTTTATTTCATCTCTTTCATTTGAAGGTGGAGTAGAAGAAAATGCAACTTATTCAATTACTTTAACAGGTACAGGAGCTTTAACAGAATCGTAGTAATAACTTTTAAATCGTAAAATTATGGCAATTAAAAACGCTTCGGATTTATTAGTTTATAAGTACACGACACCTGCACAAGCAGAAATAACTAGAATATTAGTTAAAAGTACAACTCCATTTGATGCTGTTGGTAATTTTAAAATAAATGCTGTTTATAAATCATCAGGTGGTAGTTCACAAAGTTATCGTTATAATGAAACAATAACTTTTACTGCTAACACAGGTACTAATGTTCTAAATGCAATAAAGACTTTTTTAACAACAGGTAATTATAGTTATAGTTCTTCACCTGGAACAGTTGGGACTATTGGTGCTTATAAATATTTTGATTTTACAAGTCCTATTACAGGCGATGCACCGAATATTTTTATAGAAGCAGGTACATCTACACCAGAAGAAGATGCAATAGACATAAATATTACACAAGATGGTCAAGATGTAATATATGAGCCTGTTGCATTTAGTACAAGTGCATCTTTAAGTATGACTAATGATTTAAGAGATGTTACCACAAAAGATTCTAGTGGCTTTCAAGAAAATGCTGAAGGATTAAAATCTTTTGAAGTTTCTACTGATGCTTTAGTAAATTTTGACGCTAATGTTGATGCAGATGCTTTTGTTGAGGATTTCAGAACAGGTAATATATTTGATGTAAAATTTTCTGATAGAATTAGAAATATATTACAAAATAGTCAAATAGGTGCTGAATATCAATATTGGGCAAATGGCTCTCCTATAGCTACTATGAATATTAATTTTGCTGATCCTTTTGGTGGTTTTAGTGCAAGTAGGATATCTTCACCAGACGCTTCAAATAGAAACTTTAAATTTATAGTACCCAATACTGTTATGCAAGGTTTCTATAACCACATTACTTTTTATGTGAAAGGAATTAGTGGTGGAAGCACAGGTTTTAGTATTACAGGTGATGGTATTACAACTTTATCTATAATTGAAGGTCAAGGAACTGTAACAAGTCAATTTGGTGGTAATCAAATGGATATAACAGGCTTAAGTACTTCAGAGTGGACTAGATTATATATTAGATATGGAACACCAACATTTACTAGCACAGGAACATTTGAGCTTAAATTTTTTCCAGGTATTAATAATAGTATTACAAGTGCTAGTAAAATTTTAATATCATCAATGCAAGTTGAACAAAACTATATACCTAATAATGGATTTACAAGTTATCAAGATCCTGAAGATATAAATTGTTATCAAGGAGATGTAGCTGTATCAAGTATATCTATTGAAGCAGGTGTTGAGGAAAATGCTACATATTCTTGTACTCTTACAGGTACTTCTCAATTATTTAAAAATGGATTGAGTAATGAGTTGTTACCTAATACGCAATTTTATGATACAACAGGTTGGGATTTAGTTGGTAGTGTTATTAGTATTGACACAACAGCAGGTAAGGCTGTTTTCAATGGAACAATAAGTGGGGCTAATTATTTAAAAGGTCAAGGTGTAACATTATTAACAGGTGTTGAATATCAATTAACTTATACTGTTTCAGATTTCACACAAGGTAATCTATTAATAGTTCAAACAGGATCTGATTTAGGTATTCCAAGTGCTGTTGGGACACATACTGTTAGATATACAAATGATTTTAGTGAATTTAGAATTACAGGTGTTAGTACAATAAACTATAAATTATCATCGGTTTCTTTGAAAAAAGTTAGACCATAAATTTTTATAAATTAAAAACAAGAAAATGAAAAAGGTAGAATTAGGTGGTCAAAAAAGACCAATTAGATTTAGTTACTTAGCTTTAAAAGAGATATGTAATGATTGTAAGTTAAAGTTAAGTGAGATGAATCAACTAGGAACTGAAATCGACCACATTGGAATTATTGCTTACTATGGCTTAAAATATGGTGCTAAGAAAATTGGTGAGCCATTTAAGTTTAAAGTAAGTGATGTTGAAAATTGGTTAGATAACGAAGATTTCAATAAGATGACTGAAATCTTTGAAGCGTTCCAATTAGACCAACCTCAAAGTGAGGGAAAGTAGTAGAGGGGGAAGAAGTTGATGAGGAGTCTGGTGAAATTAATTGGGATAAACTTGAACAAATTGGCTTAGGAAGAATGGGGATGAGTTATGATGAACTTTATGACTCAACCCCACGAATCTTTAATAACATACTAATAGGCTTTAATTTATATCAAGAACAATTAATTCAAGATAGTTGGGAACAAACAAGAATTATTGCACACACTACCTTATCACCACACTCTAAGAAAAGATTAAAAGCAAAAGAAGTTTTGCCTTTCCCCTGGGACGACAAAAGAAAACCTAAAGGTAAAGTCGTATCTAAAGAACACATACAATCTGTGATAGATAAATACGATAAAAAAAGATTAAATAAAGAATAATGGGTGGAGTAAAAACTATATCTATAATTGTAGCTGCTAATATTAAAGGATTAGAAGCTAGTTTAGGTAAGGCAAATAAATCAATCACAAGATTTGCATCTAATTCAGCAAGGGTAGGTTCGGCACTTACTTTTGGTCTTACAGCACCATTAGTTGCACTAGGTAAATCTGCTTTCGACACATTCTCTAATTTTGAGAATGAGATGATGAAAGTAAAGACAGTTACAAACGCTACTGCATCTGAGTTTTCAATGCTCACATCAGAAGCAAAAAGATTAGGTGCAACCACACAATTCACAGCCGCACAAGTAGCAGACTTACAATTAATTTTAGGTCGTAAAGGTTTTGATCCTACTGCCATAAAAAATATGGAAGGTTCAATTCTTGACCTAGCTTTAGCAACAGGAGAAGATTTATCTTTAGCAGCAAACACAGTATCATCTTCTTTAAATGCTTTTGGATTACAATCAAAAGATGCTTCTAGTGTAGCGAATACATTAGCTAGTGCAGCTGCAAATTCATCAATGCAACTTAGCACTTTTGCAACTGCTTTTGCAAACGCTGGTGCTTCTGCAAGTTCAGTAGGTGTAGATATAGAAGAATTATCTGCTATGATGGGTGTTTTGATGGATAATGGTATCAAAGCAAGTAAAGCAGGTACAGGTCTTAATGGTTTGTTTATTAGATTAAAAGAAAATGGTATTTCTTTATCAAGTACCTTAGACTTTTTATCACAAGGCGAATTAACATTAGAAAGAGCAACAGATCTTGTTGGTAGAAACTTTAGTAAGCAGTTATTAATATTAGCTAAGAATAGAGATGCAGTAAAAGATTTAACTACTGAATTTAAGACAAACACTACTAGGTTAGATGAAATGGCTGATGCGATGGGTAATACAACCTTCGCTAAAGTAAAGAAAATGCAATCTGCTATAGAAGGTCTAAAACTAGAATTAGGAGCTCTAATTTCAGATGCTATAATGCCAATAATTAAATTTGTAACTGATTTAGCTGGTAAGTTTGGACAACTTGAACAAGGAACACAAAATTTAATACTAGCAGTTGGTACATTCTTAGCTGTACTTGGACCACTAATTTTAATTATAGGTGGTTTAGGTGGTGCTTTTGCAGCAGGATTAGTTATTGTTGGTCCTTTCTTACTTGCTTTCGCAAAATTTGTTTTAATAGCAGCAGCTGTTATTGTTATAATAGACAAATTAATACTTGTACTTGGTATATTATTTACAGCATTGAGTGACAATGCAAAAGCAATTACTGAAAGATTTGTAAATATAGCTCGTTCAGTTGGAAACTTTTTTATAAGAATGTTTAATAATACAGTTCAGTTTCTTAAAAAAACAGCTAAAAAGTTTGGTGTAACAATATTTGAAGATTTTAAACCAAAGAAAGAACTTGAATTAATACCTGATAAAGAATTAACTAAGTTTACATCACTAAGTAGTAGTGTTGATAAGTTTAGTAAAAAGTATGGTGATTTTAAAAATAAGGTTGGTGATGGTTTAAAAAACATATTTAGTTTTGATGCTAATGTTGGTGGAAGCACTACACCAGAAACTGAAGAAGAAATAGAAAAAGAATCTTTTGTAAAATCACCATTTGATTTTAGCGAAGAATATGAACAATATTTGGCAGATTTACAAGCAGCTGAAGATGCAACAATAAGATTTAAAAACTCTGTTAATGAATTAGCAGTTTCAATGGCAGATAATTTTGCTACATCATTTGCTGATGTGATTCTAAGTGGTGAAAACTTATTACAAGGATTAGGTGCTATATTCAAAGATCTAGCTAAACAAATATTAGCTATGATAATAAAGGCAGCTATTTTATCAGTATTACTTAGTGCAACAGGTTTAGGTTCAACAGCAGCAGGTACTAAAATGTTTGGTGCAGACCAAAGTTTTAAAGGATTATTAGGTGGTATGTTTGCTGATGGTGGACGACCACCTGTTGGTAAAATGTCTTTGGTTGGAGAAAGAGGACCAGAATTATTTGTACCTGGATCATCCGGCACTATAATACCTAATCACGCTTTAGGTGGTGGTACAGTAATACCTGATGTTAAAATAACAGGTGATGATTTGTTGATAGTATTTGATAGAGCAAATAGAAGAAAAGTTAGAAGATAAATTATGGCTTTAAAGTTTGGTAAAGTAAGGTTTAGTGAATTTATTGGAGAAAA